ATGATTATGACTAAGAGGCCTTTCCAGCGCTACATCGAGGTGAAGCCTGAAGTCCGCAAGGACATCATCCAGGAACTTGGCATTACCCACGGATGCCTATCGTATGCCTTGCGGTACCAAAGGGACGGAGAGATCTCCCGACGAGTTAGAGAACTAGCTATAGCTCAGGGAGGGGTAGCCTACTGTACCGCCCCCGAGTGCGAGACGATCCATGACGCTGACGGGAAGATGACACAAATCTTCCCAGGCGACGTCGTCCTGATCATTGACAAGACGACAAGCGAAGCTCAGCTACTGAAGGGCGGTAAGGTGATAGAGGTGTATCAAGATGTCACTATCGGTATGCTCACCGAGATACAAGCGAAGGCGACATCCTTGAATAATAAGTAAGCTATGCTTCAGCACTACGGTAAAGCAACGGTGATAGAGCTATCCGATCTCATCGAGGATAGGCGGACTGCCGAGGATCAGTCCGAGTGCTTGGCGCCTGTGACATCAATTGACTCGTACTACAAGATGGTGCAAAGAGGCCACATCAATGTAGTCCGTCAAGGTAAGGGCAAGGGCAATACAGCTCTCATCGACTACAATAGCCTCCCAGTAGCACTGCGAGACAAGGTAGATAGGCGACTTGGCACTGATGCCGTGCATGTAGCAACGATTAAGAAGTGGTTCAGCGAGCACTATCACCGAGATAGAGGGGCGATGGAGTACTACCCCAAGCGCCTGAGGGAGCTGAACCTCTCCCTCTCCCTGGAGCGTATCGCTCAGCTGGCAGAGGAGTACACGGCAAATGCCTCGGTGCTCATGGCAGTCAAGAGCCTACAGGCGGACATCCGCCTGCTAAAGCGGGTGATGGGCGGTAGCAAGGTCGTCCGCTGGGAACAGCTGGCAAGTGCTATCAGCTACTACAAGCAGGAGGTCGGTCACACGCTCCCTCAGAGCGCCCCCCGCTTCCGCAAGGCACTAAGAGAGTTCGAGGAGCATGGCTACGAGAGCCTCATCAGCAAGAAGTTCGGCAATCAACAAACGAGGAAGGTAGATAGAGACACGCTCTACCTACTACTTGCCTTGGATAACGACGATACCCGCCCGTACAATAGCACTGTAGCCGAGCGCTACAACAACTTCGTCGAGGGGCTATTAACGGTCTACAATCCCGAAACGGGAGAGCTGTACGATCCCAGCAAGTATAAGAGCCTAAGCGAGACGACGGTGGCGAACTACCTCAGTACCCCCGAGGCTAAAGCCCTGCGAGGGAAGGTGCACGACGACTATCAGACGTGGCGAGGCAAAAATCAGCCCTTTGTGCTGAGGAAGCGCCCAACGATGTCCCTCTCTAAGATCTCCCTCGACGACCGTGACCTTAAGCTAAAGGTCAATTGGCGGGAGCAAGGGATCAGCGAGATCGTAAGCCTCAAAATCTACATCGCCTACGACCTGGCAAGCCAAGCAATCATCGGGTACAGCTTTAGTGGTAAGAAGCGCCACGACATCTTCATCGGATGCCTCCGCTCGACCTTCAGGACGCTCCTTGCGAACAACCTCCCCTGCCCTTATGAGGCGGAGGTAGAGCAACACCTGGTATCGGACTTCAAGGAGTCGATCATGCGTCCAGGGGCGCTCTTCCCCGAGCCCTACTTCCTCGCACCTGGTAACTCTCAGGCGAAGGGTGCAGAGCACATGAACCGCCTCTTTAAGTACCAGACGGAGAAGGAGTACATCCCGAATACGGGACGACACTACGCCCGCCTGGATGCCAACCAGACGAACGAGGAGAAGAGCTTCGATGAGCACAACGACCGCTTCAAGGCTAAGGTGTGGGCTTACGAGGATGCAGTAGCCTTTTATGAGGGCTTGATCTACGAGTACAACCACTCTCCACATAGCAATACCGCCTATTGGGGCGGACGTACCCGCTGGGAGGTGCTGATGGAGTCTGTTAACCCCCAGCTGGCAGCAATAGACACCCACAAGCTAGCTACCCTCATCGGCGAGCACCGCTCTACATCGGTTCGCCGAGGGCACATCAAAGCTAACTATCGGAGCTTCGCCCTCTCCCCCGAGGGGGTGGGTAAGCTGAAGAGCCGAGACGGCAAGGTAGATGCCTATTGGTGGGAGCAAGTGGAGGGCGAAATGGGCGAGGTACACATCTACGAAGGTGGACGCTACATCGAGACCGCCGAGGAAATCTACCGAGTCAATGAGGCCAAGGCGGAGCAAACAGAGGCGGATCGCCACCTACTGCACCAGCAACTACAGCGGGTGAAAGCCTACGACGCTCATATCGCCGAGCGCCTGCCAGGCAAAGCTCGCCTCCTGAAGGAGGAGACCCACAAGGCGCTCACCGAGCTAAGCCCCGTCGAGGTCGTCACGCTCCGCCGAGATGAAGATGGCGAGCTGCTCGACGAAGAATACCTCACCATCAGCTCTGACGACGCCCGTACGAGGGCGATGGCAGACCTATAGAATGACATTCAAACACCAATTAAATAGAAATAGAAGACAATGAAAAGGTATCAAGACACAATCGCCTACACCTGGGAAGAGCTGGTTGACCTCCTCGGAGGGAAATTCAATGAGCTCAATCGAACGGATGAGTTTGGCATGGCCACCTGTGACGTCCAGATCTTCGGTGACGAGCTCATCTATCTGCAGTCGCTCTTCAGCCCTAAGGCTCTCGAGGCGCTACGAAAGGCTCTCGGTCTGTAAAAACACCAACTAAGCACAAATGAAATGAAGAAGAAAGAGAAGAAGCAAGTCAGTCGAGTCATCTACACAAAGGATGGACTGATCTCCATCCTCGGAGTAGACAAGTACAACGAACTCGAGCGCAACAAGGAATTCGGGGAGGCAGATCACCATCCCCAAGGAAGCGGATATATGCTCGTCTTCCGTGAAGATCGCTTCTCCAAAATCGCACTACAAGCACTAGAAGAGAGCTCATTTATCCCCCAAAAGAGATGAAACTCACCGTGGAATTCCTAACCTGCTATATGTGGGATGACCTCAGGCAGGTGCTCGGCGAAGAACGAGCCAAGCGACTACGCAGAAATGGCGCCTTCGGGCGAGCCAAAAAGAGCGACAAAGGAGAAATCTACTATGAGGAGGCGAACTTCTCCACATGGGCAAAGAAAATAGTACGAGAAGCATGGAAATAAAGAACGAACTCAAGGCTCGCACGCTGGAGGCGATACTCTCCGATCGAGCCAACTACCCAAGCGATAGCAAGCACGCGACCGCCCTCGGCATCGCCCCAAGCGTCTACAGCGCTATCAAGAAGGGCAAGCTAGATAAGCAGCTCAGCGACTCAGCGTGGCTTAGCCTTGCCCGCCGTCTGAATGTCCCCCTCAGGGGGGAGATCGAGTGGAAGGTTGCTCAGACGGACACCTACTCGTACATCACGAGTCAGCTGGAAGCCTGCCAGGAGCGAAGCCTCAGTGCTCTCCTATGTGACATCCCGAACATCGGGAAGACCTTCAGCGCCCGTCACTATGCCCGTACGCATAAGCATGTCGTCTACATTGACTGCAGTCAGGTGAAGACGAAGGTACGCCTCGTCCGCTCCATCGCTATAGGCTTCGGGCTGGAGGCAAAGGGTCGCTACGAGGAGGTCTATGCAGACCTCGTGTACTACCTCAAAGGACTGGACACACCGCTGATCATCCTCGACGAAGCGGGTGACCTGCAGTATGAGGCTTTCCTCGAGCTAAAGGCGCTATGGAATGCCACCGAGCGAAGCTGCGGGTGGTACATGATGGGGGCTGATGGTCTTCGGGCGAAGATCGAGCGTAGCATCGACTGCTGTAAGGTCGGCTACACGGAGCTCTTCTCTCGCTTCGGCGATGCCTATCGCAAGGTGACCCCTCAGGATGGTGAGGAGCGTAAGAGTTTCCTCCTGAAGCAAGCCGTGGAGGTGGCGAAACTCAATGCCCCCGAGGGGGTAGATGCTGTGAGCCTCGCCCGCAAGTCGGGGGGACTCCGCAAGGTCTACACTGAGATCGAGAAGCTCAAACTACAGGTCGGGGCATAAGCGATGGCAAGAAGGGCGTACTCAGCCAGCGAGGTGCTGGCAAAGAAAGTCCCCGCTATCCCCTTCGAGGGGCGCTGGAGGGATGCCTTTGGCGAGCCTGGCAGGACGGGAGTGTGGATCATCTGGGGGCAAAGCGCCAACGGTAAGAGCTCCTTTGCGATGCAGCTGGCTAAAGAGCTCTGCAAGTACGGGCGGGTCGCCTACAACTCCCTCGAGGAGTCGCTCTCCCTCTCCTTCCAGCAAAATATGCAGCGGTGTCGGATGGATGAGGAGGCGGGTCGCTTCCTCGTCCTCGACCGAGAGCCGATGGAAGAGCTGAGCGCCCGCCTCGGGAAGCAACGGAGCCCCGACTTTGTCATCATCGATAGCCTGCAATACTCAGGGCTGAACTACTCGGAGTATAAGCGCCTGAAGGAGGCTCACCCTAAGAAGCTCTTCATTTTCATCAGCCACGCCGACGGAGACCGCCCCAAGGGGGCAACGGCCGCCAAGGTGCAGTACGATGCCGATATGAAGATCCTCGTGCAGGGCTACCGAGCTATCTGTAAAGGGCGATACATCCCCGAGGCAGGGCAACACTACAGCATTTGGGCGGAAGCCGAGGTGAAGTATTGGGGTGTCGCCGAGCGGGAAAACGAAGCAGAAATAACTGAATAACGAACAACCAACTAAGAACGAAAGCTAATATGAACTACCTAATGATCAGTGTTGCGAGCGCTCTCATCACGCTATTCCTCTGTGAGCGTCTCATCATCAGATATTACCATCGAGCCCATGAAGCTCTCCTCAGGCAGAGGATAGACCTCTATAATCAGCTTGGCGAGAAGGTAGAGCGTAATATGGAGCTTCGGGTGGAGCTCTCTAAGGCGAATAGAGAGCTTGAGCGCCTCAGGGAGGAGGGTAACCACCTCAAGGAGGAGGGCAAGCGCCTGAGGGAGGAACTCTCGCTGCACCAGAAGCAAGAGGAGAGTCTGCACAAGGAGCTCATCGAGCAAGTCGAGGGGCAAGGCAACTAACACGACTATGGCAGCACGCAACTACGCAGCCCTGTACGCTTTGCTTAAGCAGATGCCAGGGATGGACAAAGAGAGCCTCGTGCTACAGTGGACGGGCGGACGAACTTCCTCGCTGAGGGAGATGACGACCCTTGAGTACAACACGATGATACGAGAGCTTCGAAGCCAAGTGGAGGACTTAGACGCTAAGCGTAGGGCACGCTCGGCGGTGCTGAGGCAGATGCAACTCTATGGCATTGACACTACCAACTGGGACGTCGTAGATCGCTTCTGCCAATCGCCCAAGATAGCAGGTAAGCGCTTTAATCGGCTCACCCTCTCAGAGCTCCAGACCCTGAGGAGGAAGCTCCTCAGCATACGAGGGAAGGAGAGAGAGAAGGTGCTGCACGATCAAACCTGCGAACTCGCTCAGACGATCACACAAGGACAACTACCCAACTAGAACGAGATGAAGACAGATAGAACGATGCCCTACAGCTTGGCTCGATGCTACAAAGCGGACATCGAGCGCTACGAGATCGAGAGGCAAGAGCTCCTCAAGCGTATACGAGCCGATACGGCGACCGATGCCGAACGCACCCGATACACCGCCCTCGGGTGGAAAATAGAGGCGGTAAAGCAACGACTAGACTCTCGCTACAGAAGTGCGAGCGAGGAAAGTGTAAGAATAATGAAATGATATGGAACAAGAAGTGAAAGCGGTGACAATCACCGAGGAGCAATTGGCCGAGTACCAACGGCTCAAGGAAGCCGAGGCCAATCGAGAGGCTGAACTACGGGCAAAGGCAGAGCGGGAGGACTTCCGCAGGCTTTGCGAGGATGCTGTAGATGATGTCTTCGGAGCTGTCAAGGGGGCAAATGCTCTCCTCAGGGAGACAAAGGTGGTAGTGGTAAATAGCTTCCGCACTCTGGTAGAGATGAAGGAGTCTATCATGGGAGGCAAGGATCAAGGGCAGCACACCTTCAGAAACCGAGAGGGGAATAGGCGCATCACTCTCGGTCGCTACAAGAAGGTCGCCTACGACGTGACGGCTAATGCAGGCATACTCCTCATTGAAGACACCCTTGCGGATCTTGCAGACACCGAGCAGTCAAAGAAGCTCGTGAAGATCATCCTTGACCTCCTCTCTCGAGATGGTCATGGACAGCTCCAGGCGGAGAATGTCATCCAGCTCGATAAATACATCGATCTAGTGGGTGACGATCGCTTCGCCCGAGGGGTGTCCATTATCAAGGAAGCCTTCCTGTCGGAGTGGACGAAAATCTTCATTCGAGCCGAGGAGAAGAACGAGGAGGGCAAGTGGGTGACCATCCCTCTATCTATGGTGGAGGTGTAGCTATGGTAGACAAGCAAGAACTCGCCGAGCTCATCGACTCCCTGGAGCTCCCCTGGACGTTCGACAACGACTCTAGTGAGTATTACATGGGTGTCCTACTGAGGCGCTACAAGGCAGAGCTGCCAATGATCGAGATGCTAATACACAACTACCCCCATGGCATTGGGTGGAAAGTGTGTGTCAATCGGGTACCAGTCACCATAGAGAAGACCAGGGGAGATGCATTTCGTACGGCAATCAAACTCTACCACGAGGCGCTGAAGATGCACCTAGGTATTAACGAATAACGAAACAGACAGATGGATAAATGGTATCTATGCACGGTCTCCTATGAGAGGCAGGCAGACAATATGGGACTGCACAAGGTCTCCGAGAGCTACCTTGTGGATGCTCTGAGCTTCACCGAGGCGGAGGAGCGTGTGATCAAGGAGGTGACACCGCTGGTGTCCTTCGGGGCGCTCGAGGTGGCCAACATCCGCCCAATGCGCCTCTCGGAGCTCCTGCTCGACGAGCGGGGGAACGGTAAGTACTACCGAGCACGAGTGGGCTTTGTCGAGATCAATCAGGCAACGGGGCAAGAGCGGTCGGTAAACACCGCTATGGTTGTGCAGGCAGACACCCTGAAGGAGGCAGTAGCGAAGCTCGTAGACTACCTCGAGGAAGGGCGTAACAGCTATGAGGTCATCGGTATCGCCGAGCTCGACATCCTCGACGTCTATCGCTACATAGCACCTGAGGAGCAATGATCATAGCCGTAGACTTCGACGGCACACTTTGCCGTAATGCCTATCCTGAAATCGGCGAGCCGATGCCAGGGGCAAGGAAGAGCCTCAAGGAGCTCCGAGAGCGAGGACACTACCTCATCATCTGGACGTGCCGAACGGGCGATAGGCTCCTCGAGGCGGTGAACTGGCTCCTGGAGGAGGGTATCCCCTTCGATCGGGTGAACGATCATAACCAAGACAACCTCGCCCTCTACGGAGATGGTGGTATGAAGGTCTACGCCGATGTCTATATCGACGATAAGAACCTCGGAGGCTTCGATGGTTGGTATGAGGCGATGCGTCTCCTGAGGGCTCACCCCGACTACTAACCAGGTATAATCAATAGATAGGGGGCACACGACGACCGTCGTGTGCCCCCTATCGCTTGGTTGAAGCCCTATATCGGTGGTATCTTTGCAGTGAGAAAACTCCCCATAATCACCCTCATGGCAAAAGGACGAAGCAAAGAACTCATCGAGCGACGCAACCGTGACCTCTATAGGGATTACAGACACCTTATGGATGTGAAGAAGCTACGCTACTCGGCGGCCATCACGCAGCTCTCGGAGAAGTACTACATCTCCGAGTTTACGGTGCTGGACGTCCTGAGGACTTGCATCCGAGAGGAGGATGAGCCCAAGGAGGCAAAGAAAGAGTTTACGGGCTTCAGGGTCTCCCGATGGAAGACATCTCAAGGGAGAGGGCAATCGGAGTGCTCGGGTGAACTATTTGGGGAGTGATGATCTCCGATACCCGACACGTATAAACCTCTTGGTACACCTTAATGCCATGATTGAAGGTGTAAAACCGACTTTCCTCCCTCTTCAAGCCCGATCCTGCCTCCCCCGAGGGGCGAAAGCCCTGTAGGAGGCGGTGCAGACGCCCTCGGAGCTCCTCCCGCTGTCGAATGAACAGCTCGGTGTCACTGCCTATGTGGGTGTCCTCGTAGCAGTCAATGATGAGCCGAGCCTTGATGCGAGCCTCTCCCAGCTGGCTCCCCCCGACGATGTCGCTCCAATCTACTTTCTCCAGGTCGATGAGCACCGCTGGGTAGGTAAGTGGATACATCTGCTTCCCCTCGTCATCGATAACCTCGAGTTGTCCGTAGTCCTCGTCCACGACCATCAGCTCAGGCATACCGCCCGATACGTGCTGGATGATCGGCAAAATCAAATACTCCATAGTCGTTATTTTAGTGCGTTGTTGCTTACCTTGTTGATCGCCTTGATGATCTCATCGCTGATCTGATCACTAAGCTCCTTACTCTCTCCGATGAATTGGCGCTTGGGCATGTGGATGCGAATGTTGAGCTGCCCTCGAGCTCCGAGGGCTATCCGCCTCCACTTCTCAGCTTCGCTCCCCCCGCTCTTGCCACCAGCTTTGTAGTACTGAGCCCAAAACCACTTTTTCATCCTGGGGGTAACCGTGGGGGTGGAGACCATATCCCCACCCTCGTTGTGTATGCGAGCATAAGCTATGGGGTTGAACACGAGTACAGAGGCCTTGCTCGGCACGGCCTCGATGCTACTCATGAGGTGGTTACGAGCGGAGGTTAGGGTGCGATATTGCGCTGAGGTGGATGAGCCGTGCTGTCTGATAGCTCGTTGCCACTGATGAAGTCCTCCGTCCATAAAGCCTGAGAGGCGGAAGTTGTCCCTGAAGTGGCGCTTGGCGATGACCGCCACCTTGCGGGGGAGGCGGTTGTTGATCTCCTCCTCGGCGTCTTTGGTTAGCTGCGTGATGACCTTTAGTAGCTTGTCTGCTTGCATTGTTCGGAGAATTGATTATCTTTGTAGTGGCTTGAAAGAGTTAGGGATGCGGCTCAATAGAGTCCCATTCCGCCTAGGGGGACTAGAGAAATCTAGTCCCTATCTTTTTATATCCTATAGTAGGAGCTCCCGCAATATTTTTTCACTTTCCCTATAGTAGAGTAGCCGTCCCGTAAGTTTTCTTCGTGCCTCAAGAAGTTTTTCAAAAAGCTCCACTTTATCAGTCTCTAGTCGAACAACAACTATCTTTGCTCCTTGATCCTCATAGGCATGTTTTACTTGCTTTATTAGACCTCCTGCCCCATGAAAACTCTTGAGATCTGCAGAAATTCCATCAAGCAGAATATCGTATGAGCCTTCCTCGTCCCTATTAGTACCTCTTAAATGAGAGACATGATGCCCATGTTCTGCCAGGACTTTACACATGGATTGCTCCTTGTCAAATATGCCACGCTCTCTTGAGTTCTGTTTCCCCTCAGTTATGCGTTGTCTTTCCGTGACGACATATCCTCCCGACTCTGATATATAGCTATGCTCCCACTTGTCGGTGGGGTATTGCTCCTCGAGCTTCGCCTTGATTACTGCCTTGTCTACATAAGGGCAACTATGGCAGTCCTTAGTCCTATTGGAGAAGTGTCTATGCACCCATCCCTTCACGCCCTTGGAGGCGTAGAAGGGGCACTTGGCACAACTCTCGGGGTAGTAGGGGTGCTTGTCGGTGATGAGCCCCTTGCGAGCGGGGTCGCCCTCTAGTCCTCGTTGTGCCCGATGCTCAGGCTTGGCAGCCTCTGACAACTCCTCATCATCGAGGCGCTGCACGGTGGTGTCTGTAGGCTCGAGGGAGCACTTGCAGTTCCATCGGTCTCCTGGACGGTGTTCCTTCCAGAAGGGGTCGTCCACGGGGAGGATGACGGGCTTAGCCCAAAAGGCAGCGTGCCCCGCCTCGGGGGAGGGGGAGGTGGTGGGCATCCACTCGAGGTTAGGGAAGATGTCCTTGTTGTGCTCGAACTCCCTCCAGTCGGCTGCCTGATGGGCACGTATCACGGCGGTGTCGTACTCAGTACGAAGCCACGAGCCTACGTGGTGGCTTGCGATAGGTGCTACTGCCTTGCGCCACTCCTCATAAGAGCGAAGCTTGCCGTCTTCGCCAATGAGTCGCTCGGCCATCTTGGTAGCCATAGCGTGCACCTTGAAGGCGGAGAATACCTCATTGGAGTGGCGGATGCTCCTGAGGAAGTTCTCATCATGCGTGGGCGGATAGTTGCTCTCCGTAAAGCCTTGTACAGCCCCCGAATTGATGATGCGAAGGACTTCCCTCCAGGCGGACGGCTCGATCTCCTTGGAGGTGTCAAAGCCGTCGTAGATCTTGCGGAGGAAGCCCTCCAGCACCTCCAGGGAGAAGATCGCCTCGGGGGGGGTAGAGTTAGTCGGAGATGAGCATGAGGCGCAAGGGCAACCGTAGTAGAGCTCGTTGATCAGAAGTCGGTGTCCGCCCCGAGGGGAGTCTCCCCTGGGGCTAAGCCGAAAAAATGGGCGAGCCGATCCTTGATCCCCTTGCTCCCCTCTTTATCCTTCGTAGGCTCTTCGGGTGGCATTTTACCATCCTTCCAATACCCACTGATGACATCAGCAAGCGCTTTGCGATGCTCCTCAATTTTGGCTATCTGTTCGCCAAAGTCCTGGGGCTTTTTCACGCCGAGGGTCTCGTAGACGTCGTCAGGATCGATCGGTAGGTCGAGTTGCTGCATCTTGAGGTAGATGTCCGCTTGCGTCGTGATGTCGATCTCCTTGCGCTTTGCGCTGACGAACTTACCCCCCGAGACATTGTAGCCAAGTGCCTCGAAGATGGGGATCATGTAGTAGTTCAGGACGTCTAGGACGGTGTTGCAGTCGTCCTCATTGAGCTCCTCCTCGACGGCCTTATGTACCGTCCCGAGCGCCTGTGTACCCGTCTCTGATGCCGAGGTCGTCAAGGTGTTGCCAAGCACTCGTACGGCGATTTGCTGATCCCAGTACTCGGTGAAGTCCTTGAAGAGCTCCGAAGTGCCTGACTTGGCGTTGCTCTCGACGAACTTAAAGTTGCTCTCGGCGGGGTGTATGTAGACGGCGTTGTTGCCTCGGTTGCGAGCGTCCAGGAGGAGCTGACGGCGGGTCTCCTCGTCTCCTGCGTTGTAGGTGTACTCCTGGATGGGTATTGCGTACAGCTCGCAATACTTTGCCCAGTCGGCGTAGTTGTTGCGCTTGTAGAGGACGGCGACGAGGATCTGCGATAGGATGCCGAGTTCCCGCTCGGAGCCAACGAAGAGCATGTTGGGGAACTCCGAGATCGGTGTCCCCTCGGTGTCCGTCTGGTGGCGTAGCAGGCGCTGCGTGACGGGGTCGTAGTGCTTGCGGGGGACGGAATAGAAGCGGATGTCCCCCTCCTCGTCCGTGTAGAACTGCAGAAGGGTGAAGCCCCAAAATTGAGCCAAGACGATCTCCTCTCGTAGTTTCTTCATCCAGGGGGAGGCGAGCTGCCTATTGATCTCGTCATCGGGCACTCCATCTCGGTGGAACTCGATGGGTATCTTGGTTACCCCCTTGAGGCGCTTAGCAAGCACCCCTGCTAGGTGCAAGTCCATCAGTGCCGACTCGTACATATCGTAGAGTCTCGAGCGAAAGGAGAAGCTCGTGCTCTTTGCGGAGTTGATCGCATGAATGTACTTCTGTATGTCGAAGTAGAAGAGCTCAGGAGCGCTCAGCACAATATCCACTAGTTCGGACTCTCCGTTTGCTCCCTCGGTGATACGTCGAGTGGGCTTGCTCGTTGCCTTATGATACTGCTTCTTCGTCTTGCTTGCCATCGCTGATTATATAGGGGGTGAGGTCTATTGCTCGTTTGGCTTTCCAGCACTCAGAGAGGCACTGCTTGATGTGCCCGAGGGCGGAGAGCATAAAGTGCTTATACTGATTGACGGTCGTGACCTTGTAGTAGTAGGCTTCCTCCTCGCTGAGTCCCATCTTGATGATGGTGGGGAGGTTGATGCCATCGAAGAGCTTGCAGAAGGTGAACTCGCCGAGGAAGTTGCGCTGGTTGGTCTCGTCGAGCCACACATTGCGGGTGACGGGTGCCTCCTCCTGGGTGGTGTAGGCGAAGCCCCGCAAGATCTTCTCATCGCACGCCTCGTTATAGGGGTGCATGATGATCTCGGCTACCTCGTGCAGTGAGGGGCGGTGGTCGAAGATCACGTAGTCGTAGCTGTAGAGGGGTGAGGAGGGGGTGCCCTCCTCACCTCCCTCCTTGTGCACCTCCTGCAAGTTGTACGCCATGTACCATCGGTCTCGCAGGGGGTCGATTAGGTAGAGGAGCTTACCCTCGTGGTAGGGGTTGCCTATGTTGTGGCTATGCATAATGAATTACCATTGAGTGAAGTCAGCTCGTTCGTCGATGAGGAACTTGTACTGCTTGTGCGAGCGAAGCTCCGAGGGGGAGCTTGCTCGGATGACTCGCCCTCGGAAGATGGGGATCATCGAGTACTTCTCCAGCGGATCCCGAGCGTAAAAGAGCTCAGCCTGGTAGCTATAAGAGCCGTCGTTGGGGCTATTGAGCACCAAGCTATGCTTGTCGCTCGTTGCGTAGTTGAAGGATGCAACGAACTCTGTAGCGAGACCAGCTATCCATGATGGATGATGGCGACGAGCCATGATGTCCATATATCTCCCGCCGAGGAAGTCACGAACGACATCAGCGCTCGGGTCAGACGTGTAGAAGGGCATACGCCCAAGTATCCGCCTCGGCTTGCTCTTGTCCGTCACTGAGCTATTTCGCCACTCCTGCAGGTGAAAGAACTTGTCACCGTAGTAGTGATTGGAGAGGTTGGCGTTGTCTCTTCGAGGGACTTGGGTGAGGCCGACGCCGAGATCTTTCGTCGCTGCATAGATTGTGGAGTCTTTGTGCAGAGCTGTTAGAGGGGTGCTTACCCCCGTAAGTACCCAGGTGTACCCAAGGGCGGAGGGGAGGTTGCACGTCTTACGGCGTACCGTCCCGAGGCCATCATCGCTGATGACCCCAGGGGTAAGGGTAGGGTCTTTGCGCCCGTTGGTTGCTAGAGCCGATGTACCCTTCATCCCTGCCTCAGGGAGTGACCAGTAGGTGTAGTTGGAGTTGTCGATGCGTAGTGGCGTTCTCCCGAACACACCCTTGAGGTCGAATGTCCCCGTCTCAGCGTAGAGGAGGTTTCGGATGTCCTTGACCTCCTCGTAGCTGACGTTGTCGTAGTGCCCGTGACGAGCGTAGAAGATCCATCGATCTTCATCCTTTCGACCAAAGGGTAGTCCCTCGGCAAGTCGCATAGAGGGGAGGGACTCACCTGTCTGCCAATGCAGCGGGGTAGCGGCTATCCAAGCCTCCTGGTGCTCTTGCCAGTGGGGCTCCCAGTCGGCGGGGTTGCTGGAGTTGGTCAGCCAGATGTCCATCTCCTCGTCGATGAGCTCTGTGAGCACCGAGGTGTAGAGGTAGACCGCCCCCTCGGGGACTGAGGCTACGTAGTCTCGGTACATAATCGGGTAGTCCTTGTTGGAGAGACGAAGGACACGCATCACCTTGCCGTCGGCGTCGGTAAAGACCGCCGAGATCATACAGCCTCGCTCGTATTTGTATCGGTCACCATAGGGAGCTGGCTGACGCTCCTCGGGGGAGGTAACTCCTACGCTCGGATCGTCCGTGTCGGTGTACCCGCTACTGCAGAGCGGGAAGCGTACCCGCTTATAGCCCGACACAGGGATCTTAATGCAGCTGTAGAGGTTGCAGTTGTTGCTATTGGTGTAGGCGGCGAGGTGCTTGTAGAGAAGCGAGTCCACCGATACGCTCTTGTCGGTCTTAGTCCCCTTCGGGCATCGGACATAGAACTGGAGCATCGGCTTGAGCTCGCTGAGGATCTCCTGGTAGGAGATCAGTCGCCCCTCAGGGGTACGTGGACGCTCGAGATTGGCCGAGTATACCTGGTAGTCTGTACCCGTTTCCCCGTCATGGATGCCCTTGTACCAATAGTGGGGCTCGTTGACCCAAATGCCACCCTCTGCAGCGTCGCCGAGGTTGGAGGGGGTGCAGAGCTTGACATCTGCATTGTCTGCATAGTAGCCCGAGTGCTCGTCGTGCAGTGGGTAGACGACCATCTCGCCTCGGCGCTCCTCGATGCCTCTCCAGCGGTGACGCATGCGGGAGATACGGGTGATGTGCCCCGAGGGCTTATAGGGCTTGTCCGTGCCATAGCCCGTGCCATTGTCGAGGTTGAACCACTTGTCCATGACTGTGAGCTCCAGGGGGAGTCCCTCCTTGCTCCTCCACCTATTGTAGTACCCGACGACGGTGTACTCAGGCTGGCGGATAGAGAGCTCGGGGAAGTGAGCCGATAGGCGTGCATACTCCTCCTCTCCGAGGTACTGCGTAAGCCGATAGGTGCCTACCAGGGCACACGTCGTGGTGAGTGACCCTGAGGAGGAGATCCCCCCCTTGGTGAGGTATCGGTTGAGCCAAGTGACGTCTCCCTCTCTATCGATGCCTACGATGCGTAGGTGGGTGACCGAGGGTAGGGTCTCCAGGAGCGCCTCCCAGTCCATCTTAGGGCAGTCCTCCCACCATAGGCGGGTAATCGTGTCGGCGTGCAAGCCGATGAGCCCCTCAGAGGTAAGCAGGGGTAGGTGCCTGAGGCGCAACGTCGTCAGCGTGTCGGGGAGTCGTACCTCCGTGATGGGAGTGCCGTCGGCAAAGACGATGTCCGTAAGTACCGTGCCCGAAGCGTCGAGCTTCCTCAGGCGGGGGTTGCCCGAGAGGTCGAGGGAGCGGAAGGAGGGGGAGCGTAGCCCCGATACATTCAGCTCCTCGAGCACACGGCAAGCAGACACCGTGACGGCGGTGAGCGTCGTCTGCCCAGCTGGGCAAGCGAGGTTGAGCTTCGAAAGGCGGGGGCACTTGTCAAAGTTCGACGTGCCGATGATGTAGGGGCTCACCTGGGAGAGGTCAAGCTCCGCCATACGGCTTGCCCCGTAGATGTTCTGAGGATCATTGACGATGAGGTCGATGTCCAGCTCAAGCGAGACCTTAGCCCCCGCTGCATCAGCTCGTACCCCCGAGACGTGTGGTGCCTTGGAGGTGTACCCATAGCCAAAGTAGTAGCGTTCGCTGGCTGTGATGTCGATACGCTTGCGATCCTTGCTGAAGTTATGGGCGAAGTAGAGGCGAAGGGCGTCGGCTCGGTACGTACCTGCCAGATACTTTGAGTCTAACAGGGCGAAGCGGTCGTTGATCATCGCCGTACGATGAGCGTAGCGAGAGCCCTGCAGGCAGTAGAGGTAGTCGATGCCGCTTTCGACGTAGGGCTTTAGGTACTTGTATTCCCCGTCCTTGTTGTAGACACGCTCTGACCAGTTGCGCATGAACATACCATTGAGGATCTCGAGCACCCGCTCCTTGCTCATCGTAGCTCGGATCTTTTGCGCCGTCTCTGCTAGTTTGTCGGGGAGTGCCTCCCGAACAAGTTGCCATAGTACAGAGTCGTGCCCAGCGAAGGCATACGATCCAATGGTGCTGTCAAAGGTTGTCTCGTCGATGAAGTAGACATACATAAGTACCCCGTCGTTGCGCTCGCCAAGTACAGTGTCATTGTCGTACGGCAAGAAGTTCCAATGCACGCCATCCCACGTAGCGAGCATCATGTTCTTTGCTCGCTGGTCGACCATCATGAAGTAGTCAGTCATGATGTACCACCCCGTGAGGCTATCGATGTCGAAATAGTCGGCAACTTCTCGCTTAAACTTCGTGGCATTGTCCTTGCACGAGGCGACCCACTTCCAAAGGCGGCGTACCGCCGTTTTGTGAGCTTCATTCGCCGTATCCCACTTTGCCCCGTCAGGGTGGCGGAACTCAAGGGCGGTCTTAAAGTTCGCCATGTTGTCGGTGGCGAAAAGCGCAAGGGGCTCGGAGTTGTTGAGGAACTCCAGACAGAGGCACTTGTCGTCGTTGACGAAGCCGAACACCTCCTCGCTACCGCTCTTGTCGTTGTTGAAGTTGTACTTTCCCAGGTAGGTGTTCTTTCCCGACCCGTCGAGGTCGAAGAAGGCATCCATCGGGAAGCCATCGATGGCTATTCGAACGCCCTCCGATTTCTTCTGAGGAGGGGTGAGGATACCCGCCCGTCGGAAGGTCTCGTCAATGAGTTTCGCAAGCCCCGTATTATGGGTACTCGAGCTCTCGGCAAAGTCTGCCTTAAGCGTAAAGACCGACACGGGGATGGCGCCTGGGGTGAAGGCATACTTGAGCGTTGCCTGCTCGATGCCCCCCACGGTGAGTGTCGTGTTGTACTTCTTCTTCCGATCGAGGTAGATACGGTAGTTCTTTCGAGGGTAGGTCGTCGAGCTCGTCCCCTGGATGCGAAGTCCCGCCCCCTTACACACGAAGTCATACTGCTTGCCAAAGCCGCTGTAGAAGTAGATGTCTACAGGCACCTCGAACTTTTTGGTGTTCGTCTCGTTGACCAGCGGTACATTGCCCACAATGCGTAGGACGCTCTTACCTTGACGGCGGAGCTTGTCAAGGGAGACCGCTCCATCGTCGCCAAGGACGTCGTTACGCTCATAGAGGCTTACGACCTCCGAGGCATCAGGGCGGGAGGCTATATAATTGCTGAGGAGCTCGTCGTCACTGAGGGCACGAGTGTAGAGGCGTACAGCACGTAGGCTTACGTCTGCATGGTCACTCGTCACCTCGATAGGCTTAGCAGCTGCCTGCAGGAGGCTATCTGCTTGTCCATAGCTGACCGCCCCCGAGCGAATACCATTGACATAGAGCTCGAGTAGGCGGTGTGCCGACTTGGGCTGGATCACGATTGCCATGCGTAGGTACTCTCCAGGAGCGTAGTGCTGGGTGACGAGTGCCCCTGATGAGGTACGCAGCTCTAGGTGCTTGCCCGTGAGGGTAAAGCCTACACCAGCCTCATCTCGGCAGCTTACGACCGCTCCTGAGTCGGAGAGCACATTGTCGGTGCGTAGCTCGATCTCGATCGTGCCACCAGTACCCATCGGGTCGCTGGCAAAGAAGGTAGCGGGTATGGTGATGGATGAGCCATTGATGAGCTTAAGAGACGAGCCGTCCCACCCTCCAGCTGACCAGTCGAACTTATGGAAGATGGTGGCGATGCCACCGCTCATCCAGGTAGCAGGGTTTGCCTCTGCATTGCTCCTGCCGAGGGCGGAGAGGGCGAGGGTAAGACCATCAGTGATCTCACCCACGCTCACCCTGCCTGCACGTACCTCGATGGTGAGGTTGTACGACACCCCGAGACGAGAGGAAAGGTGTACGGGGAGGTCTCCCGAGGTAATGCTACGAGAGGTATAAGTCTCCGTCCCTCGTCCTAGAGAGAGTGAGAGGGGCTCTGCCGAGCCGACCTTTAGGGAGAGCTCCGCTGGCTGCCGCTGGGGGTCGTAGATGGCATAGTCAAAGCTGTAGCTCTCGAACTGGTCAGCATCCACCTTGGGGTGCAAATGCTCCCCCTGGGAGTGGATACGTCCATCTCGACGGCGGAACATCACCCCGATGCGAGGGAGATCCTCCGTCTTGCCGATGTAGTAGTCGATGTAGATACTCTCGCTTCGGATCTCCTTAGCTCCGATGGTGAGCTCCGCTACGAGCTGAGCGGTGTGCCGCCCCTCGCTCATCCCTGAGAGTGGGACTTGGATCGTCCCGTTGGTTACCCCCGCTCGGGTGACCGTCTGCACGCTATGGCTCTCACCATCAATATAGCAGGTGATTGTCTTGCTGCCTACCCCCGTGACGGTATAGGGGATGCTGAGGATACTCGAGGGGGAATAGCCTACGAGTCCTGAGGACACAGAGTAGCTCGAGGCAAGGGTGAGGGCATAGACGTCTACCTTGGTCGCCGCCGTACGCTTCTGTACTTGCCCCTCTGCATTGGTAGCAGAGGCGAACACCTGTACGTCGATTGTGCCCGCCGTCTTGAGGTAGGGGGTGAGGTCGAGCGTATATGTGCCCGCCGAGACGTCGGGGATGGTTTGCTCCAGGAGCTGCGTTGCCCCTCGACGGATGATGAGGCGGATAGTCGCCTGCACGCCCGTGGGGGTCTCATCGCTATCGGCGGAGACATGGCGGTAGGTATAGGTGAGCGTAGCAGAGTCGCCCACCTTAACATCGGGCTGATCCACGGAGGCGGAGAGTAGTAGGCGGGTGGTTTGTGTCTCCCCACCACCGCCTCCACCACCAGCGGGGAGGTCTACCGAGGCGACCTCCTCCCCCTGCTTGTTGGTGAGCTTGAGGCGTACTTGTGCCTTGTCCTCGCTCAGTTGGGCGTCCATACCCGCCACGCTCGCCTTGTCGAGCTCCTCGAGCTTGGCGGTCACGGCGGAGTTTGCCACGGCGTTGGTGCTATCTTTACTTAGCGTCTCATCTACCTCGACGGTGTCGATGGTGATCGTTACCTCGCCTGCCTCGTTTGCCTCATGGCGTACACCATTGACCTTGATGCTGCGTACATTGCCCTTGCCCGTCTCAATATCGACGATCCCCTCGGCGGAGGGAGCTATGGTCTTGCCATTGACCGACACGCCCTGGACGGGCGCTTTGGGGATGGTAAGATCTACCCTCCCCTCAGGGCTGGGTGCCACCTCTACACCCCCTACGGAGATGCTCTGTATGGGGGCTTTGGGGATGTTGATCTCCTTGTACGTGCCGTCGGCTGCGAGGAACTCGTTGCCCTTGCCTTCGGTCTGCAGTAGGGCGACCTTTGCCTTGTCCTCGTCGGTATACGCATTGGCAAGGCGGACTTTCAGATGGGCGATTTCCGTCCACCCCTCACCTGTATAGACGTAGATACGACCGTTGTCGGCGGCATCGGTGTGCTCACTATTGTAGATAGCGACTAGGTTGCCGCTACGCAGCGGACGTCCCCCCTCGAGTTGGGGGGACGTGTCCGCCTGCATAGCCGCTACGGTGGGGTATACCTTACGCACCCCAAGCGTACCGCCCTCTCGCTCTACCTCCGCCACATAGGAGATGATGTCCCGAAGGAGATCACCTACCGATTGTGGAGTGATGGAGCCTGAGGCGGTGGCGGATGCGATAGCCTCCGCCCGCTTTGTTAGCTCTAAGCCGTTCTTCATAGCAGATGGTAGGTTAGGTAGGAGACTGTTACCTTGGTCGATCCTTGGGGATACTTAGACTCGTCTTTTTCTCCAGATACAAGGTATCGACCATTGCTGATGTGTATGGATGTGCCGAGAGGAATATTGTCTCCTGAGAGGAAGCCTCCTCCATTGAACCATTTTTCCTGCCCCTGAGGGACTTTAATGATACACGACTCGGGCTCAGAGATGAAGCTGTAATCAAACTTAAACTCTCCACGGATGAGATAAAAGCCGTGAGAGATGTAATGAGCATAAAGTAAGCCGAGCATTGTACCATGATGATACACTCTAGCTGTCCCCTCTTTCGTAATTGCAATGAGAGAGGGTTTAGTTACCACCGAAAGAAGGAGGTGTGGCTCGTTGGGCGCTAAGCTATTGAGAGGGATGATTTCGGCTTCCTCCAATAGCTGGGTGGCATGAGTTGAGCTATCCTCGAAGCTCTTCTCAGCTACATGCCGCTGGATGCGATGCACGCAGTACTTATCTCTTTCTTGGGAGAGGGATAGCTCACCTTTTCTCATGAAGGCTGTCTTTCCCCCAATGATAGCGACTCCATCATCCCAGATTAGCTTTCGAGGATCACCTTCTTTATCTCCAGATTTCTCTTCGATCTTAAAGTAGATCCCATTGGGGAGTCTCTCCGTTAAGAACTGTAGGCTCTGATCGATAGCCGACTGTAGGAACTCGAGGTCGTCGAGGCTGATGGGCTGACCGCCCTCGCTGAAGCTTAGCTTATTCATATTCGTAAAATTCTATTCTGTAGGTTCTGCCAGCTGGCTTGTAGAAGTTGATGAGGCGGCGTATCTCTGCCTCCTCGGAGCGAAGGAATGAGGGGACGTGGACGATGAAGTCGGCATCATGCTTACCCTCGTGGGCGTAGCTAATGTATAGGGGGTCATGTGCCTCGCTATCCTTTCGGACGTACTTGGGGGTACGAGCCTCACGGTCGAAGAAGAGGAAGAGCGTCTTGTCAGGAGTATCGGTGATGTAGATGGCGCCTGGAGGAAGCTGGTATCGCTTGTTGAGAGCCCACTCGAGGGAGTAGGTTTGTCCCGTTGTCCTCAGCCGTCGTAGCACCTCGTCACGAAAGAGGCGGAATGCCTCGATTAGGCGCTTGAGAGGGGTCATAAGAGCTCGAAGCAGGGCTAAGAGCACCTTAGAGCGTAGCCGAGGCGGAAGCATTTGCTCGGCGAACTTGTGAATGTCGAACTTATACAACATAGCGTAGAGTTGAGGTGAGGTTGTCATCGACGATCGAGCCACTATAAGCGGTGTAGTTATTACCCTCGATGTCTTTGTATGCACCTGAGTGGGTGCGTGCTTGGCACGCCGTCAGAAGGACGTCAGTGACCCCCTCGACGGCCTGAATGGCATCGACGAGCTTAGTCTTGTTGAACGTCCCCCCGAAGGTGATGCCTCGCAGGTAGGCTTTGATTGCCTCCTCGACGGGGCGGGCTCCGTCTCTGTAGCGAAGCCCCTCGGGGGATAGGATCATCGGGTCTACGGAGATAGCAGCGTAGATACGTATATGGTCAGCTGGTGCAGTGCGAACGCTGACGACGACACCTGCAGGTTTGAGCATCTTGATATACGCCTCGAATGCTGTTAGGACGTCCTTCGAAAGGGGCTCGGGGAGCCCGTCCTTAGAGCCCGATACCAATATCTGTATACTCCCCCCTCTATCTCGTACAGCGGCGTATTTGACGACTCGTCGGCTCTCGTTGAGCTTTGGGTAGTAATACTGCATGGTCGTCTCGTTAAGGGTGAGCTTGTCGCCGTGCTGGTACTCGAGGGCTTTGTGGTAGTACCAGGGGATGGTAGCTACGATGGCTCGCTCGAGTGTCTTCTCCACCTCTGATCGGAAGCCGTCGAAGAGGCGCTCCAGGACATGATGAGCGGCCGCAACGATGAAAAAGAGGATGTTCTCGATGCTCACCAGGGAGAAAGCTGAACGGAAGGTGTCGCCCTCCTTGAGCTGGTAGCGCTCTCGGATGACAGGATCTGCCATAAAGGCATCCGTCATCTCTCGCTTGATTTCTTCAGTAGATCGTGCCATAGGGCTAGAGTTGAGTTGGGCGAGGCTTGTCACTATCGATGATAAAGCGGGCATTCTCTCGAGCTTCGCTCTGAGGTAGGCGAGGAGCACCACCAATGGTGATGTCTCCATTAGCCACCATCTTAAGCCACTCCATGGCTCGGTCGTAGCGGTCTTTGCGGATGCCCGAGATCTTGTAGGGGTTGTGGAGGGAAAATAGGTGGTAGAGGGCGATGTCTACGGCGTACATGAGGATGAGTGCATGGCGATCTCGCCCTCGAGCGCTAAAGATCGCCTCGACGTCGTAGGTCTTGTCGAGGTAGCCCGTCATCTCCCCGACGGCTCGATCCTCGCACACCTCGATCACCTCAGGGTCGTACGAGGGGTTGAGTACGCCTGGTTGGGTCTCCTTGCGGACGAGAGATCCGAGGATCTCCTTGTGGATCGAGGCGTCGTAGTCTGATAGGTCGATGAAATTGTCCATAGGGTGTTATAGTCTATACTTGTTGTCGCTTCGGAGCTCGTCGATGGGGATCCTAATGGTCGGCTCAAACTCCCTCATTTTGTCGTCGAGGGCACGTATCCCCCCCTCGATGGAGTCTGGTCCATCGGCTGGGTAGGAGAGCGTCAAGTCGAAGAGGGTGAATTGCTCTCGAAGCTCTTGCATCATGGGGTTGTCCTTCTCCTCCTCGTTGAACACCCAGCGAGCCTCTCTATCGATGGGCTCAAGGCGAGACTCAATACGAGCTGCCTTGTCGGTCTTTTTCTTCTCGTCGGCTCGGATGTGCAGACTCATCTTCCTCCGCTTGTTGGCCTCTGCCAGCAAGGGGCGGAACACTTGCTGGAAGAAGGGGTCTTGCAGCTTGTTGTTCTCGATGTAGTGGTACACAGGGCAAGCGCCCCCGACAAATTGATCCAGCTGGAAGTACCAGTCGATGAAGTTGGCGTTGGTCTCGTGGGCGAGGAAGCCCTTGATGATATAGTAGCGCTCCTTGTACTTGCCGAGGAGCCATAGGGACTTAGTTGAGCTCTTCTTGCTTCGGCTATCGGAGTAGGCAGGGTCACCATAGGAGACGAGGAAGCGGAACTTATGCAGCGGAGGTACCTTTCCCCAGGGGAGGAGCTTGAAGAACTCTCCCTCCTCGAGGGGGTTGTTGAAGTACTCCGCCTGAGCGGCTCGCTTGCTGATTTTGGCGAGCGTTCGGTCGATGTGCTCTTCGCTATTCTTGGACGGCCAGCTACTCTTCCCGTTTTTGTCTCGGATATTGACGATGTCCCAGCTGTTTGCTAGCTTGCCCGCTCTAGTGATACAGCAGTCCTTGGCTATGATGTTGCCACACCATACGACTAGGAGTGGCTCAGAGATGGAGCGTGTACCGTAGAGCGCTTGCTCCCACCAGTCCCACTTTTTCTTCAGCACGGTGGGGTTCTTGCAGTCAGCGTCGGTGTCAAAGTCATCGGTGTAGATGACGTCGGGGCGAACGTTCTCGTTGCGTACCCCACGGGGGGCTGAGCCCGCTCCGATGGCAAGGAACTTAGCCCCGCATCGGGCGGTGAACTCGCCCTCACTCCAAGCCCCGAGAGTTTGCTGGTCGCCGTAGAGTTGGCGTAGTCGACTATTGCTCTCGAGGTTGATCTTGAAGGGGGTGAGTAGTCGGATGGCGGCATCCTCCGTGGCAGAGGCGCAAACGACGAAGCGTTTGCGACCTGTGAGCACAAGGTAGAGGAGCACGAACATCACGATGGTGCTCTTGGCGAGCTCTCGTGACCAGGAGAGCACCTCATACCATTCGTCGTGCTCGATGAGCCGTATGATCGCATCGATGTGGAACTTGGCAAAGGGATACTTTGCGTACTTGGGGAAGCAGTATTGCATCCATCGAACGGGGTCAGCCTCCAGCTCTCGACGTAGCTTGTCGACCTCTACCTGGGAGAGTGAGGTGTCGGTAAATACGTCGTTCAGCATCGAGCGGTGGTACTCCGCCCATTGCGCTAAGGCTCTTTTCTCTTCATGCTTCATCGCTTGACCCCTCCCGTGACGTCTTGAATGTATGCGTTAAAGAGGTTGCTCAGCTCCTTTGCCCGCTCGGGGTCAGAGGTGCGTAGCCACCTCGTCATCGCCATAGCTACAGAGACGAGATCCTCGATACCTACGTCCTTCTCGAGCTTAGCGATGGCGGTAGCTAGCTTATTCAGCGAGTCCGCCTCGGCGGGTGTTGCCCATCGCTCCGAGAGCGGGCGGGTGAGGATCGCATCGTTGATGTTGGCGATTTGTTGGCGTAACTGTCTGATTTGCTCGGCGGGCGACACGGAGGTCGCTGCCTTGAGCTCCTGCCAGTGGTGCTCTTTTGCCCAGCGGATAACGGTTTGTCGGGTAACACCGATAATACGTGCTACCTCCTCCTGCGTGTAGTTGCTATCGACGTAGAGGCGCTGAGCGAGCTCTCGCTTAGCGGTCTTGGGGGAGTCTATCTGCTTTGCCATTGATACCTATCTGGGGGTGATTTGCCAGAGCAAAGTTCGCCCCTAAAACACCCACTTCGCAAATCGAATTTTAGTCAAAGGTAACAGCTGGTAGTATCATACTATCAATTAGTTGCGTGGGTAAAATTCGATTTGCGAAGTGGGTGTTTTAGCGTCTAATTTTGCCTGCAAAGAACGACGCAGATATGTCAAAGCTCACTCAATTTTTTAACGTGATCCCCTCAGGTGGGGGAGAGGCCACCATCCTACTCTACGGAGAGGTGGGCGATTGGTCAGAGGTCTCCGCTCGAGAGGTGGTGACCCGCCTCCTCGAGCTCACCCGAACCTATAATAAAATCGACATCCGTATCAATAGCGGAGGAGGGGAGGTCTATTGTGGACTTGCCATTTATGAGGCGCTACGAAATAGTCCAGCCGACCTCACCATCTACATTGATGGTATTGCCGCCTCTATGGCAGCTATCATAGCACTATGTGGTAAGCCTCTCTATATGTCGCCCTACGCCCGTCTGATGCTGCACAACGTCAGCGGTGGCTCCTGGGGTAATAGTAAGGAGCTCCGTCGAGTAGCCGAGGAGATGGAGGAACTTCAGCGGACACTTGCTCAGATGATCGCTGGGCGCCTCGGAAAGACTCCCGAGGAGATTGAGGCCTCTTACTTCGACGGGGAGGATCATTGGCTGAGCGCCCAGGAATGTCTCGCTATGGGTCTAATTGACGGCATCTACTCGATGGATGAGGATGATGCCCCACCGCTAACCGAAAAATCTACCCAGGAGGAGATCCAGCAATATTTTCAGAACCGCCTGGATAATCAGGCACTAAATGATATAGATATGCCATTACTAGATGAACTGAGGAAGAGCTGTCCGAGCATCACCGCCTCGATGACCGAGGCGGATGCTGTCAAGGAGGTAGCTCGCCTCTATGCTATGCTTCAGAGTGCCGAGGAGGAGAAGAAGCAGCTGAAGACAGCGCTCTCCAATATGACGGCCGAGCAGAACAAGATCCTCCTCGATGCCGCCATCGAGGAGGGTAAGATCACCGCTGAGCAGCGCTCTCACTATGAGGCGCTCTTAGCCTCTGCCCCCGATAGTGCAAAAGCATTGCTTGCAAGCACCCCAGGGCGTAAGCCAGGGAGCACTATCCCCAAGGTAGAGAACTACCTTAAGGGGGGCGAGCAGGAGCAGGTAAAGGGGAAGTTTGAGGGTAAGAGTTGGGATGAGCTCGACCGAGCTGGTCTCCTCGCATCCTTCAAGGCTTCCGATCCCGAGGGCTTCAAGGCGCTCTTCAAGGAAGAATTCGGAGTAGACTACAAGGAGTAGGAGCTAACTCCAACCTATTAACCAACCATTAACTAAGTATTTTATGGCACTACAGACACAAGTGTGGCTGAAGACGCTGCAGGAGAACTTCTTCCCAGACGACTCTTTTGTCGCCAAGTCGGAGAACGACTCCCAGTATGTCGAGAACAAGACGGTGCACGTCCCCAATGCGGGGAAGCCCTCGGGCGTAAAGGTTAACCGCTCGACCCTTCCTGCACAGGTTCAGGAGCGAACGGACAACGAGCTGACTTACAACATCGACGAGCTAACGACGGATCCTATCCGTATCTCCCACGCAGACAGCGTAGAGCTCTCCTACGAGAAGCGCTCTTCGATCCTGAAGAACGACAAGGCAGAGCTGCAGAGGGTTGCCTCAGAGCTCATCCTGCATAGTTGGGCAAAGGGTGCAGATGCCGCCCACCCGATCCTGACCGACGGGGGTGAGCGCGATGCCCACACCGAGAATGGTACGGGCAGGCGAAAGAAGATGACGGCAAACGTCATCCATCAGATAGCCTTGCGCATGGACAAGCAGGATATAGCTAAGACCGGGCGTTACCTTATCCTCGATACGGATATGTATGGTGACCTCCTGGATAGCCTCACCGAGGCTGGACGCTTTGCGTTCCTCGCATCGGCTGATGTTGCGAAGGGCACGGTAGGGAGGCTGTATGGCATCGACATCTTCTCTCGGAGTGGAGTGCTCCGCATGAAGGCGAACGGAGAGATCATCACCGATCCTACTGGTGGGGAAGCCACCGAGGTAGCTGCAGGCTTCGCTTGGCAGTCAGGGTGTGTCTCCCATGCACTCGGGGAGGCTAAGATGTTCAGCTCGATGGATGATCCGACGTACTACTCCGACATCTACTCCTTCCTCCTTCGTGTAGGTGGCTCGCACCGCCGATACGACAAGAAGGGTATCTTCCTCGTCGCTGAGGGTAACGTCTAAACCGCTCGATCATGGCACAACTACCTAGAGTTAAAATCACCTTCGCCGAGGGCAACCTCGGCAAGGTGGGCGACTCCCCCGATGGGCTCACCGCCCTGATGGTTGCATCTACTGCAGAGGGGGGTACCTACGAGTTGGGGAAGCCCTACTCGATCCGCTCGGTTGGCGACCTCAAGGCGCTCAAGGTGACGGATAAGACCAATGCCACGCTCCTCAAGCACGTGCGAGAGTTCTTCGCCGAGGCGGGTGAGGGTACAGAGCTCATCATCTATGGAGTCGACAAGACTAAGACGATGACGGAGCTCTGCACCAAGGGGGCGAGTGAGGACGAGGCGGGTGAGCTACGTAAGCTCATCACCCTGTGTAAGGGGCGCCTTCGTGCCGTGGCCGTCGCCCTCGATGCCCAGGACGAGCCAGAGGCCTCGGAGGGCATTGTGGCTGATGTACTCTCCGCTATTCCCAAGGCGCAAGAGACCGCCATCTATGCCACGGAGTCACTCTATGCTCCCCTCTTTGTCATCCTTGAGGGTAGAGGCTTTAAGCGTCAGGGACTTAAGGACATCTCCGAGCTCGGATGCGACCGTGTGGGTGTCTTTGTTGGAGACACTCAGGCGGAAGGCAAGGGTGCTGCAGTAGGCTTGCTTGCTGGGCGCCTCGCCAAGGTCGGCGTACAGCGCAACGTCGGTAGGGTGCTGGATGGCAAGATTGCCGCCGATGCTCTCTACCTGGGCGGTCAGCCCCTCGAGACTCAGACGGGGGCTGTAGCCGACCTCTACACCCGAGGTTATATCTGCCCTCGGCAGTATGTCGGGCGTGCGGGCTTCTACTTCTGCGATGACCGCTTGGCGGTATCGGAGTCGAGTGACTATGCCCATATCACCGCCCGCCGTACGATCGATAAGGCCTATCGCATCGCCTACGACACCCTCCTCGGACTCCTCCTCGATGAGCTCGAGCTTCAGAGTGATGGCACGCTGCACCCAGCAACGGTACGTAGCTTGGAGCAGGAGGTCACGGGGGCAATTGACAGAGCTATGACTGCTAAATCGGAGCTCTCCGCTGATGCAACTACGGGTAGTGGATGTCTCTTTGAGATAGTACCTGGTAATGTGCTTTCCACCTCTGAGGTGCGAGCCAAGCTATCGGTACGCCCCTTCGGCTATGCCCGCTACGTCGATGTTGAGCTCGGCTTCTCAGCTGTATCATCTAACAAGTAACAACGCAATGAACATCTACAACGGGCGCGAGTACGAGTGGATGAGCATCACCTTGCTCCTCGGCGGTCGTCGAGTCACGGGTCTCCGTGGCATCGAGTACACCGCCGAGCAGGAGCAAGAGGCTATCTACGGAGCTGGTAGCCAGCCGATGGCTATCCAGCGTGGGAACATCAAGTACTCAGGGACGATCACCCTCACGGGGAGCGAATTCCACCTCCTGCAGAAGGCGTGTGGAGGGAGCATCCTAGGAGCCTCGACGACCATCATCGTCAGCTACGGAGACCCTACCCAGGGCGACACGATGCACACTGACACCCTCATCGGCTGTACCTTCTCCAAGGAGGAGGACAAGTGGAAGCAGGGGGACAAGTTCACAGAGTATGCTATCCCCTTCACCTTCCTCAGGAAGCAGGCGAGCTAGATTTACGAACACGATTAGATTGACATTAGAATGGAGTTCAAACCAGAACAAATTGAGGGCTGGAAAAAGCAGTATGGCAAGGATGCCCTCTATGAGATTACCGTCGAGGACAAGAGCTGTGTGCTTCGCAAGCCCACCCGCCAGGAGTTCAGCTTCGTGTCGGGTATCAAGGATCCCATTCAGCTCTCCGAGACGCTGTTTAAGCAGCTTTGGCTGGAGGGGGATCAGGAGATCCTCGAGGACGACGACTACTTCCTCCCAGCCATCGGTAAGCTAGACCAAATCTTGAAGACTAAGGAGGCGGAAGTAAAAAAGCTCTAAGGGAGGCGGATGTCCTATCCGCCTCCGAGGAGCGACAAGTCTCCTGGGAGAGCTTTCTCTTCTTCGACACCTATATCCGCTATTACCTCCACGTAGACCCAGATACCCTGCCCGACCATCAGTGGGCAGCCACTATTAACTACCTAAACGAACTTCGTAAGCTCGAAGCCCAAAGCAATGGATAAGCAGCTGAAATTCCTCATCAACCTCAAGGCGAGACAAGATAATGTCAGCTCGACGGTGCGTGAAGTCGTTGGCGCTCTGAATTCCATTGAGAGCAAGGCTAAGCGTGTGGGCGAGTCGATACGCAGGGCGCTTAGCTTTAGCTCGCTCTCCTCGGAGCTCAATCGTATACCTGGCTTGTCCCTCCTCACCAATCCCTATGCCCTTGTTGGCGGTGGGCTTGCGGCGGTGTCTAAAATAGGTATGCAGGCAGAGCAAACGAGCATTGCCTTTAAGACGCTTGTCGGCAACGGAGAGCGTGCAAGTCAGATGCTCGGGGAGATAGCTGAGTTTGCCGATCGCACCCCCTTCGACCGTATGCAACTCACCGAGGGAGCTCGTCAGATGCTCTCCTTCGGCATCGAGGCAGATAAGGTCACTGGGTATATGCGTCAGCTGGCAGATGTGTCAGGCGGCGACGCTCAAAAATTCGCCTCGCTCTCGCTCGTCTTTGGTCAGGTTAATGCCGCGGGGAAGCTCATGGGTCAGGATCTCATGCAGTTCGTTGGGGCGGGCTTCAATCCCCTCAAGGAGCTGGCTAAGATGACGGGTGAGAGCTACGAGAGCCTCCAGGACAAGATGAGCAAGGGGCAAATTACGGCGGAGAATGTGGCGCAAGCGATTGCACACGCTACGGGCGAGGGCGGTCAGTTCTACGGCATGATGGACGCTCTCGGAGAGTCGGGAGCGGGTGCGTGGAATACGCTCATGGGTGCTATTCAGAGCGGGGCGGTGAAAATCTACGATCAGGTTAAGCCCTACCTCCTCGACCTCTTTGAGGCGATTGGGAAGTATGTGCCCAAGGTCTTCGCTGTAGTGGGTGGTGTCATCGACTTGATTGTAGGTACAGCCTCCTTTATCAAGCGATGGCGAAAGGAGCTTCTCCTTGCAGCTTGGATAGTAGGTGTAGTCACCATAGCACTCAATGCTCAAGCCATTGCTCATAGTGCTCTCGCTGCGGTGGCAGTGGTGGCAAAGATCGCTACAGCGGGCTTTGCCGCCGTGCAGGCGCTCCTGAATGCAGTGATGGCAGCTAATCCCATCGGCCTCGTCATCACAGCGATCGTGATCCTTATAGGTGTGGTAACCTATTGCTGGACTAAGTTCGCTGGCTTCCGTGCTTTCCTCCTTACGATGTGGGACACCCTCAAGGGCTTTGGAGGGATCATCAAGGACTATGTCGTCAACCGTATTAACGAGCTCCTCGGGGCGATCGGAAATGTGGGGAAGGCGATCAAACTCCTATTCTCGGGCGATTTCTCGGGGGCGGCTGATGCAGTGGGGGAGGCAGCTAAGGGCTTCGTCGGCGTCAATAGCGCTACTCAGGCTTATCAGTCGAGCAAGGAGCTCATCGGTGGTGTCGGTACAGCATTCGACCAGCATCTAGCTGCCGAGCGGGCAAAGGATGCCGCCCAAAAGGACTCCTCCAAGGAGGGGGCTAAGCCCCAGGGCATTTCAGTCCCAGGGCTCCTCGGTAGCGGGAGTGGTGATAGTGTCATCTTTGGTTCGCCCAAGGAGGGCAAGGGGGGTAAGGGCGGTCGAGGCAAGACAGGGGAGGCGATCGCCACGGGCGGTACACGCAACACCCAAATTACGGTGCACATCGGCAAGCTCGTCGAGCGCATCCAGGTGTCAATGATGGACAAGACGGATACAGCTGAGCTCGAGCGCAACGTCGTCTCGGTGCTCAATAGATCACTCGCCATAGCAACAAGTACAGACCGATGACGACTTTTGAGCTGGAGACTATCCTTCACCGTCTCCCCGTGCCTCCCCCCTTCCTCTTTAACCACCCTCATGTCTCCCTTCCTGAGGGGGAGCACCCCGACGTGGATCGCCCCCTCTCTGAGGAGGAGCTCGAGGAGGTTCAGACGAATGCCCTTGGCCTTCCGATGCAGTTCCCGCTATCCTTCGCCCTCGAGGGGGCAGAGCCTTGGCTCCTCCCCCAGGAGCCAATGATCACCATCACAGGGCAACATATACTCACCAAGCGGCAAGTCGCTAAGGGCAAGATTAGGGGATCGATCAAGGAGCGCTGGACGCTCGATGACTACAGTATCCGTATAGAGGGGGTGATCATAGGGGTAGATGGACGGTATCCCAAGGCGGAGGTTCAGCGCCTTAAGGAGTATCTTGAGGCTGCTAAGGTGTCGGCTTATTGCCCCATCTTCGAGCTCTTCGGCATCACCCGTATAGTCTTCGAGAGCTGGGAGTTTCCCCACACCAGTGGAGAGGCCAACCAAAACTACAGCATCCAAGCGTTAAGCGACGACACCTATAAGTTGTTGCTCACTCGTCGAGATCTAACGAAGTAGCGAGCTATGTATACAATGGTGTACGACATTCAGGTGGGGAGCTACCAGCTTGCTATGCTGGATAAGGTGGAGATACACTCCTCTGTAGAGCTCTTGGCAGATACGGCTAAGATCACGCTCCCCGCTGCCGAGTACAACAAGGCGCTGGACGTGGAGCAAGAGCTTCGCCGAGGCGATGCTGTTACCATCAGGCTCGGATATGCTGAGACAGGACTCGTAACGGAGTTCGTCGGCTATCTACAGCGTATCGCTACCGACAATGGTGACCTCACCCTCACCTGCGAAGACGACTTATATCTCTTTCGAAAGCCTCTTAAGGATGCCGTACTCACCAAGATTAGCCTCTCCTCCCTACTCGCTCGGATCATCCAGGAGATGGGAGTGTCTATTAAAGTTGATTGCTCCTACTCCTGGGTGTACGACAAGTTCGTCATCAAGGCTGCTACGGCGTATGACGTGCTGAAAAAAGTACAGGAGGAGTGCGGGGCGGACGTCTACCTGAGGGAGGGGGTGCTCCACCTCCACCCTCCTGGGGAGGTCATCGGTACAGAGCGCATCTATGACTTTGCCTACAACATCGAGGAGGCAAATCTCACCTATCGGAGAGCGGAGGACAAAAAGTACCTCATCGCCGTCAAGGCGCTACTGCCAAACGGCAAGGTTCGGGAGTTTGAGGTGGGTACTCCTGGGGGAGATAAGATCACCGTGAAGTGCCCCACATCAGATGAGGTGAGTATGCGATTGCGGGCGGAGGCAGAGCTTCGCCGTCGCACCTTTGACGGCTATGATGGAAGTATCGAGGGGTGGCTTGTGCCCGAGTGTGTGGCTGGAGACACGGTGGAGCTCCATGATGCCGATTACCCTCACAAGGAGGGTGTATATTTCGTTCGGTCAGTCACGACGGAGTTTAGCTCCTCAGGGGGCAAGCGTAAGATAGAACTCGGCTTTAGACTTAGTTAGTGTATGGATCCTTATAGAGAGCTCCTCGAGAATATTTCTCGAGCAAAAAGAGGGGTCGCCCCGCTCTTATATCAGGGCATCGTCACGCAGGTCTCTGACCTCGCCTGCGAGGTGGAGATCGACGGACTGAGCGTGCCAGACGTGCGCCTACGGGCATCCACCGAGGTGGATGGAGCGCAACTACTATTGCGCCCCGCCGTTGGCTCAGCCGTCATCGTGGGATCTCTCACAGGTGACCTTGACCAGCTCGTGCTCCTCTCAATGGATAGAGCTGATGAGGTGATTATCAATGGAGGCAAGCTCGGGGGGCTCGTCAAGATCGCCGAGCTGACCGATAAGATCAACCTCCTGGAGAGAGAGCTCAATGACCTCAAGGGCGCGCTCGGGCGATGGACACCCGTCAAGAGCGATGGAGGGGCAGCGCTTAAGCTCGCTATCTCATCTTGGTCAGCCAAGCCGCTCTCCCTAACTCGGCGAGGAGATTACGAAGACACCAAGGTCAAGCATTGATATGATAGGCATCCAACTCACCTCTAACTATGAGCCCCGTGTACGCATTGTGCGTGACGAGGAGGGGCGTATCCTCGAGGGGCTTGCCCTCGGGGAGACACTCCCCCAGAACCAAGCGCTCATACTCGTCCTCCACCAAGGGGAGCTCAAGGAGGCTCCAGCCGTCGGGTGTGGCATCTCCGACATTACCCTCGACCACAAGCCCCTCTATTGGAGAGCTCGCATCAGGGAGCAGCTGGAGATGGACGGTCAAACCGTCACCTCCGTCAAGATAACAACCACGGGCATCAACATCGACGCCCACTATTAACCAAAACTACAACTATGCGTAAGCGTATTACCCTTCAGCTATGGATGGCGACCATCCTGACGATAGCGGGTATTGTCCTCATCTGGACGGCCTTCCTTATCGTCCCCCAGGGCGAGATCCACCAGTCGGTGCTGTTAGCCTTCGGAGAGATGAGCACCTTCGCTGGTGCACTCTTCGGTATTGACTACAAGCACCGCCTCGACAAATATATTCACGAGTCCAAGCAGTCCAAAAAGCAAGACCAAGACGATAACAATGAGGACAATTAACTACATCGCTGTGCACTGCACAGCTTCGCCCCAAGGGTGGGGCATTAAGGAGCTTCAGCAAGTCTTTAAGCAGAGGGGCTTCGCCCGCCCTGGGTATCACTATGTGATCACCGCTGACGGTGTTGTGCACCGCTTGCAGCCCGAGGAGCTCATCAGCAACGGGGTCAAGGGCTACAACCAGCAAACCATCAATGTCGCCTATGTGGGGGGTATTGACAGAGCGGGTAAGGGCATCGATAATCGCACCGAGGCTCAGCGTGCCTCTCTCCGCAAGCTCCTCTCCGAGCTACGTGTCCGCTACCCCAAGGCGAAGATCCAGGGGCATCGGGACTTCTCTCCCGACGCCAACGGCAACGGCATCGTCGATCCCTGGGAACGGATCAAAGAGTGCCCCTGTTTTGACGCTATCCCTGAGTACGCAGACCTATGAGAGCAATGAGACCAATAACCATCTATCGGGTGCTTGCGGTGCTTGCCTTTGCTGCCTTCTGCATCCTCGTCTTCTCTCTCGCCTCCTGTGGGGTGACGAGGACGATCGTCAAGGAGGGAGAGGTGCGTACAGAGTGGAGGGATCGCTACACTGAGCGCCGAGATAGTGTCTACCTGCACGATAGTGTCTACATTCACTCTAAGGGCGATACTGTCTATCTTGAGCGGTGGCACACCCGTATTCGAGATCGCACCCTCCGTGACACCCTCTATTTACATAAGACAGACAGTGTCTACGTGGAGACACAGGTCAAAAAGAGTAGCGCAATTGCCGACATCAATTCGACGCTGCGTGTGCTCGGGTGTACAGCGGTCATCCTTGCTGTCATCATCTTCGTCCTCAAGATACTAAGGCGATGGAGGTGACGGTAAAGCCAGGGCAGACCCTTTGGGATGTCGCTATTGCAAGTAAGGGGTCTTGGGAGGCGGGGATCGACATGGCTCTGTCTTCGGGGGTGTCGATGAGCGACATCCCCAAGTCGGGGACTTCGTTTACCATCCCCTCCCGAACTTACGATAGGGCTATGGAGCGCTACGCTGGTACTCATAATCTCGAACCAGCTACGGCTGGTGAGCCGTCCACGTCTACTTCTCGGATATTCACCCCTCCATTTAGCGAGGTGTTCTCGTAATAATCACCAACACTATGACAGATAACAAAACCAACGGATGTGGCGCTTGCTCGGGCTTTCTGAGATGGTTGCGCCCACCACACCACGAGTTCTTCCAGCGGGAGTGCCTGCTTCACGACGAGCTTTACAACATGGGCGGCTCGGAGGCGGATCGACGTAAGGCCGACTACAGCCTCTATTGGGACATGGTACAGCGGTCGTGTGACTACTTCAAGGGGCGCAAGGCAGGCTCGCAGACGTGGTTCATCATCCTCGCCTATGCCTACTATAAGGCCGTTCGGCTCTTTGGCAAGAGCCAGTTTAACTACAAGTGACAACCTCGGGGAGGGGGCAATGTAAAGCCCCCGACCCTTGTAAGTAGCGTCTCAATTCTTCTTACAACTTGCGCCGACACGCAAAGGTCGAGGGCTTAATGCCTATCCTTTCGTGTCGGCGCTTTCACATATACAAGGAAAAAGAATTGAGACAATACAAAGGTACAACGATTTATCAGCTTATGAAAACTCCTATCACCTATTATGGCGGAAAGCAGACGATGCTTAAGTATATACTTCCACTCATACCGCCTCACACGCTGTATACAGAGGCTTTTTGTGGTGGTGCTGCCGTCTTCTTCGCCAAGCCCCCATCTGATGGAGAGGTTATTAACGACCTAAACCAACAGATGACTAACTTCTACGAGATGCTACGCACTGAGTTCGATGCACTCAAGGCTCGTGTCGATGTCACTATCCACGCCCGTGACCTCCATGCACACGCAGCTCATATACTCTCATACCCCCACTTCTTCACACGCATAGATAGGGCTTGGGCAGTGTGGGCGCTCTCTAAGATGTCCTTTGCCTCTATGCTCGACGGGACATTTGGCTACGACTTTAGCGGAGCTATGACTACCAAGGTGCGTAATGCTAAGGAGGAGTTCGGCGAGCACCTCTCCCGACGACTCGAGGGGGTGACCATCGAAAATCGTGACGCCCTCGAGGTCATCCGATGCTACGACTCGCCCGAGGCCTTTCACTTCGTCGATCCGCCCTACGTTGGCAGTGATTGCGGGCACTATGAGGGAGTATTCGGCGAGAGCCATCTGATGGCTCTCCTTGACCTCCTTGCAGAGGTCAAGGGTAAGTTCTTGCTAACGATGTTCCCCGAGCCCAATATCGAGAGATATGCCACTGAGCACGGGTGGCATATCCATCGCATCGAGCGTACCATTTCGGCATCTAAGACCTCTCGACGTAAGCAGGAGGAGTGGATAGTATGCAACTACGAGTTAGAGCAGGAGCCGACGCTCTTCGACTAGTGCTATAACTCCGTTCGTACGACGTTCGTACGTCTGTTTGGCGCTTTCATCTGCTTTACCTACCTTTGTCCTATTAGGCAACATTGTCTAGTGGTTTTGCTCTTCAAATGGGCAAACTTATTTCTTCCAGCGGGGGAGTCGGCAACGGCTCCCCCGCCTTTCTTACTAGAGGACCTTATCAGTATCAAGTAGTTACAAAATAATTCTCTGAAATTTTGATAGGTAGAAAAATCTACCTACCTTTGCAGTGTCAATGAGGACGATCCTCGGAGGCACTAACTCTAAACAACAACGGTTATGAACCAGAAAATTTTTTCCGACCTCCAGCAGCTAGAGAATACGGTACTTCGCTACATCGTTAGCAAGAAGGGACAATCTGTTAAAGCCTTTTCTATAGGGGCTGATCTAAAGCACTATGGTGCTGTAGAAACGGTTCAGATGTGTGTGCGAAAGGATAGACGCTCATCTGATGGTATAGAAATGATCGCCTTCGTTCGTGAAGGTGGTGAGGTTAAACGGCTCACCTACAGCTCGACGAGCGTTTTCATGAGGTTCCTAAAAATGCGAATGAGCGACCTTGACATTCAGATAGAAGATATGAATGACACCGACTGGAAGACTCTCCTCGAGAAAACAGAGCATAGAGTGAAAGTGGCATAGAGTTCTACAACCATCTACAATAGATAGCAACTATCCCCACCTCTGCACTAGCAGAGGCGGGGATACCAATAGATAGAGACATGAGAGATAGACTAAGAACGTACATACACCACAAGGGTATCACCATATATAGCTTTTGCAAGCAGGCGGGGCTTGCTCGCAATTTCCTCCAGTGGGAGACGGCTGGGATAAGCGCCAAGTCGATGCAAAAGATAGGGCAAGCCTACCCAGACCTTAACCTCCAGTGGGTAGCCACGGGCGAGGGCGAGATGCTCAAAGGTGACGAAGACAAGATCCCCCTGTCAGTGCATAGGGCACTTATATCAGATCGAGAGGCGAGGATAGAGCAGCTCGAGGGTATCGTGGCAAAACTCAGGGCGAAAATCAATATACTGAAAAATAAGTAGTTAAGAAAAACTTTGCCCGAAATTTTGGTAGATAGAAAAATCTACCTATCTTTGTAGTGTCAAAAGGGTCAAACCTCAAGACAAGGAAGAAATAAGTATCACCGCCGAAAGGCAAAACAAGAACAAGACAATGAACGCAGAAACAAAGAACACCTACCACTACAATGTACTAGGAGGTGTAACGCCCGCCGATCACAACATCCAGTACGACCTCGACGTAATCGTATCGGACACCGATCGAGGAGACTATCACCGAGGTGTCGCTCGCCTCGAGATCGAGAACAAGAAGACCTTCAGTGAGTACCTTGAAGATATCTCAGGGCACTATGTCGAAGGTGTAGACAGCTGGCAGACGGCTCATGATTACCTCGTCGACCTCCTGCAGGCGATGATGGTGGAGCTCGTCAAGAGGACTGGCATTGAGCCCCCCAAAGAGTACACAGCTATAATCAACGAGAGCTACGCAGATGGTGCATACATCGACTACTACATGGACTATGACCCTGAGGATGGATGTGTGCGAATTGGGCTCGACGCATCAAAAGAAATCGAAGGCAAGGTGCTAAGCCGTGACGCCCTGAAGCAAATGCTCTCCGTCAGCGCTGAAGACCTCCTGGGATAGTCCCCCCTTAAGAAAAGAAGCCCCCCGACGCTTAGGTGTCGGGGGGCTTCTTTTTGTTGTGGTATGACCGAATAGGTGCGTGTCTGTAAAAATGTTACGCTTCGTTTCTTCTGAGTGGGGCTCCCAGGTGGACGCTTCGTTTGTCGTGTGTGCTACGCTTCGTTTTGCAGATTATAGAAGCGGTCGGATACAGAGTACCTCAGGAATGGGTATCCCCGACTGTAGTGTAGCTCTATGGAGGAGTCAAGACTCCGTACTCATCTCGGCGAGCATCTCGGGCAGAGGGGGTGACTTTACATTTGCAGACCTTCCTCCGGATGATTATTATCTCCAGCTGGCACACATGGGCTACGAAAGGCGACGAGTAGACATCTCCCTACATCGTGAAGACCTTAGCCTACCCCCGATCATACTGCAAGAGCAGACGAACACCCTCTCCGAGATCATCGTCACAGCCAAGCGTCCCCTGATCAAGATGAAAGGCGGAGGACAGATCCACTATGCAGTATCTGCAGACCCTCTAGCCAAGCACTCTTCTCTCTATCAGATCCTACAACGAGTGCCACTCGTCTCACTCACCAGTGCAGGCATCGCCATTAAGGGAAGCATACCGCCTACCTACTACATCAATGGCATCCCAGCCCCACAGATAAACCAAAATCCGCTCGAAGCACTCAAGGCTATGCGAGCAGATCAGATCCAAGAGATACAGCTGATCACCACCCCTGGGGCTCAGTATGACGGAGACTTTGCGGGTGGAGTCATCAACATCGTGATGAAGCAACACCTTAGCTCATCCCTCACGGCAAGCCTTGGCAGCACGATCAACACACGCAAACAGTATGGCGGTAATGGCTCGCTCTCCCTGCAACTAGGCAATGTGGTAGCGCAAGCCAGCATCTCCTATTCCGACCAAAGTGGGTATAAGGAACGTTGGGGACTAGACCGCATAGCCTACAACGATACTCAAAGGCATCACTTCCACCAAGAAAAGGAGCGTGAGTACGACAGGAATAGTGCAATGCTATCGTCACTCAACCTCTCGTGGAGTCCTAATGCAAGTAACCTCATCAACGCATACCTCAACTATACCAGGCTTAACACTCGTGGTACGGGTCGGCAAACGCACCGCATGCACCACCTGTCGGGGGCACTGAACTACGGCTTTCTCGTCAATGAGCGAAGTGATACGGAGTATGAGACCCTCAGCTTCTCCTCTAGCTACCAACGTAAATGGGGAAAGGATGCAACACTACTCCTCATGTACCAGCTTACCGATATGCCCAAGGCTCTTGATGACACCTATTTGGTCGAGCAGCGAATGAACTATACGGGGGATAACCAACGTATGAAGCAGAAGACGCACAATAAAGAGCATACCCTCCAAAGTGACTTTAGCTACTCACTATCCCCCGTACATAAGCTGAACGTAGGGGTCAAGCATATCATCCGTACAAACAGCAACGACTCAGAGCTCCATCGCCAAGATCTCGGAGGAGCATGGCAGGTAGAGAGCAACCCTGGTGACCACTTTGCACATCAGCAACGAGTCCTAGGCATATATGGGGAGTACCAAGTAGTCAAGGAGCCTTGGACCCTCCGCTTAGGACTGCGCAAGGAGTGGACACGAGAGAAGGTCTCCTATGTCCTACAGCCGAGGGATGACTTCCGCACGAGCTCTGACGACTGGTTCCTTTCGTTACTAGCATCCTACGAACTATCGGCATCTAGCACCCTCAGCCTAAGCTATCGAAGCAACATTACGAGACCAAGTATCAGACACCTCAGCCCTAGATCTATCCTACAAGATCCGTCCTACGTCTACTATGGGAATCCTAAGCTAAGGAGCGAAAAGCACCACACTTGGGGCTCAGAATGGTCGTACACCAAGGATGAGCTACTCCTAAACCTCAGTGCTTCGTACAGCTACAGCAATAATGCGATCCAGGCTGACCTCGGGGTGCTACCTGAAGGAGGTATGTATCGCACGTTTAGCAATGCAGGTAGGTATCGGGATGCCGGCTTGTCGGGTTATGGATCCTATTCGTTCAGCAAGGTCGTCAGCGCTTCGCTAGAGGCAAGTACCCAATACCGCATACTAGAGGGCGCACTCGCTGGGAGCTTGGCCTCTAGTCGAGGCTGGACTGGGAGTTTATCCTCAACGATCAACCTAAACCTCCCCAAGGACTATTACCTAAGCCTATATGGGGGCTACAACTTCCCTCATATCTCACTAGAGGGTAGAGGCTACAACTTCTACCACTGCGGGGGCTCCTTGGCGAAGAGCTTTCTCAATGACCGCCTCAACCTATCTCTCACTGCGATCGACTTCCTATGGGGAACGAAGGACTACCATCGAGCCTATCAGACCCCAGACTTCTATGGCAAATCCACATATCAGAACTATGGCTTCCTGCTGGAGCTAGAGGTAACCTACCGCTTCAATACTAAGAGGGTCAGTGTCTCCAAGGCTTCCAAGAGAATACAGAACAACGATGTAGCGACCTTCGGAGAATAG